TTGTAGCGGCCTGCGGTGATCTCGGTCTGGGTCTCCGCGGCGCGCGGGTTGTAGTTGTGCGTGGCGACCACGCCGATGCTGCCGGCCTGCACCGTGGGGCCGCTGATGAACACCGCATTGGAGGCCGCGCCAAACCAGTAGGCCGCGCTCGCGATCACGCCGTCGCTGTGGCTAACGATGGGCTTCTCCGTCGACATGGCGTGGATGGCGCTGCCCAGCTCGGGCGTGCCGATGACGCTGCCGCCAGGGCTGTCGATCGCCAGCACGATCGACTTGACCCGCGAGTCCGCCATGGCGCTCTCGATCTGCTTGGTCGCCATCTGCGTGCTCAACCCGCCCGAGATCTGCATGAACAGATTGGCCTTGGGGGCGATCACGCCTTCGATGTTGAGCACGGCCACGCCACCGGGGTGGACCGCGTAGGCCTGCTGCTCGCTGTGCAGCGGGCGGCCAAGGCGCGCTTCGACGGCCGAAATGTCGATCTTCTCGCCGCGCAGGTGCGTGGAATAGATCGCCTGCAGCTCGCGCAGCTTGTCGGGCTGGATGGCCCAGGCGCTCGTGAGCAAGTCGATGAGGTTCATGGCGTGTTGGCTCCGTCGTCTTCGGGATCGCCTGGCGGCGGCGGCGGTGTGGCGTCCTTGGGTTCGGAAGGCGCAGGCGCACCGGCCTTAGGTACCGGCAACATGTCGGCGTCCTTGAGGCGCTGTTCCTCGGCTTGCTTCTGGTCGAAGGACTCGTTCCAATCGGTACCGAACAGCTCCCACTCGGCGCGCTCGCGCGACAGGAAGCGCGCGTCGACGGCATCACGGTAGGCGGCCACTTCGTCCTTGGGGTTGATGGAGCCCATGCTGTCGCCCGGCCACACGGCGCGCGTGTAGGCCCAGCGCAGCAGCGGATCGGTGAAGAAGCCCGGTGCCACGACACGGCCGATGGCGACCGCCTCTGCCAGCCAGGTTTCGTAGACGGGCTGGCAGAAGCTGCGAGCGAGCCAGATACGCACGCTGCGGAAGTAGATCCAGGCGTCCAGCAAGGCAGCGCGGCTGGCGCTGTAGCTCGAATTGAACTGCTTGAGCAGGACTTCGTAGGGGATGCCCAGCGCCATGCCGATCTGCCGCGACACCGCCAGGATGAACTTGTCGAAGTTCGGGTTCGGCCGCAGCGGGTTGGCGAACTGGGCCTCTTCGCCCTTGGCAAGGCCCACGACGGCGCCCATGCCCATTTCGATGTCGCCGCCCTGCGGTGCGTCAGAGCCTGGCCCCGAGCCAGGGACCGCCGGGCCGCCGTCCCAGATCGGGGGAGCCGGGTTGCCGCTGTCAGTCTTGATGAAGACGGTGAAGTACGCGCTAATGACGGCGGCGGCGATCTCGGCCTCGGTGTAGCGCGAGATCTGTTTGATGCAGCCGATGATCGGAGCGAGGTACGGGATGCCGCGTGCCTGGCCTGGGCGGCGCTGCCGGAAGTGATGCAGGATGCGGCGGCGGCCCGTGCGCCCGAGGCGGTCGAACCACTGACCCGCATAGCGGTCCCCGCGCAGGATCTGCGAGCCCGGATGGCGGTCGTAGATGAAGTAGCCCAGCGGCACGCCGTTGGGACCGAAGCGCACGCCCCCCGCGATGTCGTCGGTGTCGCGACCACCGCGCGGGTTGCCGCATCGATCCGCCTCGAGCGTCTGCAGGCGCAGGCGATACGGCTGCGTGCGCGAAGGATCACCGTCGGGCATATTGGTGAAGCAATCCCCACTCTCCAGGGCGCTGCGCAGCGTCAGTTCCTGCTTGTCGTAGAAGTTTTGCTTCTGCTCGATGTCGCACTCGGTGCTGTCCGCATACAGGCTGAACTCCGCCTGCACGTGGCTCTTCCACGCGGTGGCCTGTTCCCGGCTCCAGCCGAGAATCCCGCGGTGCGGCTGCGCGCTGAGCGCCAGGCCGGTACCCACGACGCGATCGACGTTGGTGTTGATGGCGCCAACGGCAATCGGGCTCGTGCTGGAGAGGTTGCGCGACTGGCCGCGCTGTGTCGTCAACAGCGGATGAGAATCGGCACGCGCGTCCCTGGCGCGAGGGCGCCAGTTCTTCGAGCCGCCGTCATCGCGTCCGGTGCTGCTGCCGCCGAACTCGCCTTCCGACAGCCCGTCCATGCTTGGGAGCGAGGCGAGCGCATCGAACTGCATGCGGTCGCGCAGCCGCTTCACGCCGGTGGCAGGAGACACACCGGCGATGAGACGATCGAAAAGGTTGGCGCGCATCTTTCAGTACCTCGGGCGCAGGTAGCGCAGTCGCCGCACGCCGTTCGCTGCGTTCTGCGCAATCGCGATCTCCGCCTGCGCCTCCTTGATGCCAGCGCGCACCTGTTCGAGGTCGGCGCGCCGATTGCGCCGCGCGGTCGAGCCCTGGCCGACGCTGTATTCCTGGGAATCGAGGATGCGGGCCTCGGCGGCGAGATACGCGTCGAGCCGCGCCTGCAGTTGAGCGAGCGTCAGGCTCATGTGTTGAACTTCCTGCTGACCGACTTGGCGGCGGCGTAGAAATCGCTGGCGAACCCGTCGCGCACGGCGGCAGCGGCGGCGCCCACGAAGTCCAGGCGCGGCCGGTAGGTCGGCAGATTGCGGGTGAAGATGAAAAGCGGCTTGACGCTCTTGCCGTCGCGCTTCCAGATGCCGCGCGTTTGCTTGCGCCCCATTGCACCGGCGAAGACGGAGCCGCTACCATGCGTCTGCGAGGCGCCGGCGCGCGTGACCTGTTGCAGGATCGTGCGGATGGTGGACGCGGAGACGTTGCCGTTGGCATCGCGCGCCAGGCCAGCGCCGGGCATCGCACGCTCGCTGGATTGCAGGATGCCGGCGAAGCGCAGGGCGCGCTCGAATCCCTTTTCGCTGCGCCCGCCGCCCTCCACTTCCGGCAGCAGATACGACTCGGGCCGTGTGCCGCGCCCGCTGCGCTGATCCTTGACCGAGATGCGGGCGAAGAGCTTGTCCTTGGTCGCGACCTCGATGCGCGTGGCGTTCAGCGTGTACGCGACCGGGCTGCGGAAGGACGTGCTCATCTGCGCGATCACGGCCTTCTGTCCGCGCTTCGCGCCCTTGGTCAATGCCGTCGCCGCGGCATAGGGCATCACGGTCGACGACACATCGCGAAGATCGCGAAGGACATCGGCCATGCTGGGCCCAGTGCGGCGAACGTCGAGCATCGGTGGCTCAGGCTGCTTGCTTCGCTGCCAGGCTGGCCGACACGCCGACGCACGCGCCGGAGAAGCCGCCGTCAACAGGCTGCTCGCCCGTCCAACTCAGCCAGCCGTTCACGCTGACCGCGACATCCTGGTTGTCGCCCGCATCGGCCAGCATGTCGATGAATGCGGCGGCGGTCGCCATCGCCTGCTCTCGATCGGCGGAGTGCACCGGCTGTGAAGCGACAACCTTGTCGAGTTCCGCTGCGACTTTGACTTTTGCTTCGGCTTTGCTGGCGGCACGAACGTTGAACGAATACGACATGGTGGCTCCTGAAATAAAAATCGCCCCGGCAACAGGAGTCACCGGGGCGGAACGGGGGAACGGGAGACTCCTTGCGGAGACTTAATTTTCCGAATCGATGCGCATCACTGGTGGTCTAAGTTGTCTCCTGTTTGCGAGACACTTTCTGTGTTGACAGCGATGGCTTCGACATGCGATGCAGATGCTTCGTGCGCATCGGCAGCGGGCACCAACGCGGCCACGTTTGTGCCATTTCGTTCGAACGACTGGGCCGAAAGATTGAGCCGGCGACGGAACTCCACCAGTACGCGATAGAAGTGCGCGCGCCCTATGCCCAGAGCGGCGGCGGCCGTTTTGACGGGCTTCACGCGCACCACGTAGTAGAGATCGAACACTTGCTTCTCCAGGCTCTTGGGTTGGCACGTGTACGCTATATGGAGCGCAGCCATCGATGCAGCGGATATAGCGTGGCCCGGCTTGTCGCGCAGCGGTCGCGTGCCCACGCCGACATTTGCTATCGCGGTAGCTTCGTTCGATACGGGCCGATCTAGTCGGCGCTCGCGGCACCATGTCGCCCAGTTTTCGCAAAGGGCATCCAGATCGCGGTCCCGCTGATCGAGCGAGGAGCCTTCCGGCGCGTCGCCATCGGGAAGGTCGGGTTGGGTTGTCATCGTCGGATTCCTCTGGACATGATTCGACGGCCCACGTTCGCCGGCGCGGCGGGCCGGACGGGGGCCAAGGTTTGCGCGACAGCCGGCGCGGGTGCCGGTGGCGCTGGGGCAGTCGGAGCGGTCGGCTGTCCATACGTGTGGACGGGCTCTGGCATCGTGGTTTCACGGGGAACGTCGGCTTCGACCGGCGCGGGCTCGGCTACGGACTGCGCGACCTCCTCCGCGACGGGCGCGAACAGGTCCCGGGTCAGATTGGCCGGAATCAGCTTTTCGCGCAGTCGCTTCCAATCGAGCGCTGACCACTTATGCAGTCCGAGTTGGTAGGCGATCGCAAGGTTGTAGACCGACACGTCCCATGCCTCATTCCGCACGCCGTTGGGCAACTCCCATTGCCGGACGGGCCTGCCCCTGAGGAACTTGGTGCGCGGAGATTCCGACACCATCTGATCGAACCATTCAGGCTGCAGCTTGTCGTGGAAGTGCATCGCCCCGGCGCCTTCCGCCAGATGCAGGCGCCCCGAGAGATAGTCCTTGGCAACGTCGGTGCCGACCTCCCAGCGCTCTACGCCTCCGGGAACCTTGGTGCCCCCCCAGTCGATATCGACGCGCGACGGCGAGCTGCTGATGATCGGGCGCAGTGGCCGCGTGGCCCCTGCCAGCACCGTGCAACTCTGGCCTTTGCGCGCGGCCCCGTAGTTGTAGACATCCTGCGTGTTGGCGCCACCGGCATCGATGCCGTAGGCGCTGATCATGATCGGCCTGCACCCGCTGGCATGCATGAGCGGCGTGCGACGGATCTCGTCGAGCCTCTGCCAAACGCTTCCCGGCGTTTCGGGCGGCTCGGTCGGCGAGCCGATCAAGGTGATGTAGTCGATCACCCAGTGCTCCAAACCCGGCCCCCAGGCCTCGATCTGTGCCTCCAGGCGATTCGCCTGGGTGTCGACGGCCATAGTAACCACGAGCGCCTGATCTGGGATGACGCGGGGCGCATAGTCTTCGGCGCGATCGCGCAATTGCTTGGCCGTAGTCGCGTTCTCACTGTTCTTGTAACTCAGACCCAACCGCGTGTTGTAGAAGGCCTGCATCAGCGTGTGGTCGCCGCGCAGCAGCGCCTGCTTGGCGCGCTCGTACTGGCGGGCTAGCGACAGCCAGCCGATCGCGCCGATCGGCATGTAGAAGGCCGACATCGACACGCTGATGGTCTCGCCGTCGCCCTGGCTCTTCGCGTGCCAGTACGCAGTACCGCCGAGCGCCTCGTCGTAGAACATCGTGGTCTTGTGACGTTCCTCAATGATGCAGCCGTTCTCCGGGCACACGAACCACGCCTTGCCCATGAAACCGGTGTCCGGGTCCCGCTCGTAGCGGAAGTTCTCCAGCACGAGTTCGTGGTGGTGGCCGCAGCCTGGGCACGGCACCAGGTAGACCTCCTGTGTCCCCATGGCGTGCAGTTCGTCGATCTTCGAAAAGCCCTCGAGGGTCGGGCTGCTGACCTCATAGAACTTGCAATCCCGCTCGTGCTGCGTCGCGCGCGCCTCTGCGATTTCGACGGAATCCCCTTCGACGAGGGGCGGCAGGCGGTCGACCTCGTCAATGAAGAGGTAGCGGACGGTGATCTCGGCCAGGTTGGCCGCCGCGCCGGCGGTGTTGATATAGAGGGTGGCGTCGCCTTTAAAGTCCTTGGCCTGGCTGGTATTGCGTTTGTCCCGGCTCTTTTCAGCCGAGACGCACTCGCGCAGCACCTTCACGTTGCGGATCGACTGCGAGATGCGGGCGCTGAAGCGTTTCGCGAGGCCATCGGTCGGCTGCAGCGCCAAGATGTTGGCCGGTGCACGGTGGATGCAGGCGCCGATCCAGTTGATCGCGCTCTGTGTTTTAAACATCTGCGATGCAACCTTGGCCACGACGCGCTTGCATGGGTGGCCGGGCGACAGCACCTGAGCGATGCGCCGCGCATACGGCGTGCGCTCGTAGCGGAACGGGCCCGGGTGCGGCGCGCTCTTGGGAAGCACCATGAATTCTTCGGACCACTCGTCGACACGCAGTTCGGGGTCGGGGCGAGCCGCTGCTGTGGCGGTGCGAACCACCAGTTCGAAACCATCAGCGATGTTCACGGGATTGCCTCTCCGTCGAGCTGGCGCGCGTCGTGTCTACGCCGGGCCATCGGCAAGAATTGAACGCGTCCTGCGCTGATATGCTCCGCCCGAAGAGGAGCGGGACCATGAGAAATCCAAATCAAAGAAAAGTGCATTGGGCTGAAATAGCCGCGATGTCTGGCGCGCTGCTGATGGTGGCCGCGGTCACTATCCACGTTTGCAGTGGCTGGCAGGCCATTTACGAATTCCTTGACAACGGCAAGGCGTCCGCATGGGCGCAAGTGATCGGCGGCTTGCTTGCCGTTGGCGCCGCCATCTGGGTTAGCCAGGATCAGACGAGGCAGAATCGCCGGTTGCAGATGGAGCTCAAGGTGCACGACGAGGCCAAGGCGCTTGCAGGAATCAGCGCGATCATCGACACGGCCATCATCGAGTTTTCCGCTGCGCTTCAAGCCCTCAGCAGCCCGGGTGCCCAAGAGTGGACCAGGAGCAACTTCACAGGCGAAGACTCGTTCTATGGTGTCCTGGCCGCTCAGGTGAGGGAGTGCCCGCTGCTCGCGATGCCCAACTACGAGGGGGTTATTACGCTCATCACGGTCCGGGACCTGATCGCGGCGGCGCAGTTCAACCTGGACAAGCTTGCCACCGAAACCAAGACCATGCTGCGTCTGGACGAGGTGAAGCTTCGCCAAGAGTATCTTTCTCACAATCTGCTTACCTTGCAGGATGAGAGTGAGCGATTCGACGCGAGTCTTG